CACTCATCTCAACTTCTTTCTTTTCTCCAGTTTCTACATGAATAACAGGATAAATTGCCATAAGTTATGAAATCAATATATTTTATTTAGACCCACTCAAGAGCCTTTGCAGCATCTGGGAATTGCTGATTGAAGATTTCTCTACACCCTTCAGCAATCTCCATATGTTCTTTCTGGGTTCCATGGGCAGAACGAAGATTGATATAATGTATCCAAGACCTACAAGAACCTGTCATATAAATCCTGGTTGGAGTTGCGAGGGGAAGAATAAATCTAGCACATTCTTTTGCTACTCCTTGAGAAAGAAGTCTGTTGTAAATTGCCTGACCTTTAATAAAGTATTCTTGAATTTCACTTTGAAGTGTGAGTTTCAGATAACCATCTAGATCATCAGTAGAATTCTGACGATTTTTGGTATCCTGTCTACGAAGTTCAGGAACTTTTGCTACATCTGATAGAAGGTTGGTATCAGCATACCTCTGTGAAAATTCCTGGAAGGTGAATGATCTGTGACGAAGCACTTGAGCTGCAATACCTCTGGTAGTATTAATCTCAAGTGTCATAAAAGCATGTTCAAAGATACTCCAGTGCTCATGCTTGATGCAATACTTAAGAAGACCAGCAGAAGTATCAAAATTTAATTGATTGTTTGGGTTACTAACTCTGGCAATATATGAAATAACCTCTTGTGCATTTGCATTGATAAGTTCTCCAGCACCTTGAGTGATTGAAATTAGTTTAATCATTTACCAAATCCCCTATAGTCCATTCTTTTTGCTAGTTTAATCTGTTTCTCAATGTTCTCCAATTGAGATTTCATATAATTTAATTCTTCTTCTGAATAAAGATTAGGTTTTTGTTCTACTGCTTCTTTAAGCAGTCTCATCATCTTTTTAATTCTCATCTAGATACACTTCATCGTAATCGTTATTATCATATGGAGTAGTGAACTTTACATACTCCATTTTAGTCTGTTCTTCTTTTGAAATTTCTTCCTTCAAACATCTGACAAGACATTCCATATTGTTGACGATGAGTTTGATTTTTTCTACATCCATATGTTGAATAGTGTTTCTCGAATTTTACACAAAAAAAGAGGGGAAGTCAAGTCCCCCTCTGAATTATCAAGCAACTTGAGGTTGCTTTGCCATATTAATTTGTGCGATCTTAAGAAGTTTTTCCTTTCTATCCTTATTCTTAAGATATCTAACAAAATAAGTATTCACTTTGCAACCTCCTGATTATTACAGGGACGGTAAGAAACTCCACGATATGTATTTTGTGGATGTGCTGGTGAATGTGTTTGTGAATACCACTTACGATATTCTTCCTTTGGAACATCAGTATTATACTGACATCCTCTATAAGTTGCTTTAGACATTAGGGTGCTCCTTTACTATTGTAAAAGTGCGTTCCTTCGGTTTCCCTACTTCCGTTTGCTATTTGCGAATAGCAAATGAACGTGTTATATCTATAAGAATACTTTTGTAAAATCGGATACAGTTTTAATCTCTTTGTCTCCAGTCATCTGGTTTATCTCCAGAAAAGAAATCAATGATGTCATCAACTCCACCAAATCTATTCTTATGATTTGAGGGATCTGGATCTCCCAAATCAAGTTGATTTAAAAAATCATCCATACTTCCCTCTTGCATATCTGGATTAGAAGCACGTCTTCTTGCTTGCCTTAAGATTGTTGCTGCAGATCTATTTGACTTGGCAAGTTTTTCTGCCCAGATAATATCTTCTAGACTTACTTCTTCTTGTCTCACTATCCTATCGCAAATCTCTTCAAGACGCAATCTATAAGCAGTAGAGAGCATATATAATCTCCAGATATAGTGTATTTATTTTATCTTTCTATATAACTCAAAGTATGATCCTTGGCATAAAGTTGTTGAATGATGATATCACAACCGATCTTGGGATTACAATCACCACAGGTATAGACATCTACTGCAGCCTTACCCTCTTCAGGCCAAGTATGAATGCTGATATGACTTTCCGATAACAGACAAATTACAGTAACACCTTGTGGTTCAAACTTCTTAGAGATGGTTTGAACCACAGTAGCACCACTAGCAACTGCTGCGTTTTCCAATAAATCTATAAGGCATTTTTCATCATCAAGAAGGATAAAGGAGCATCCATATAAGTTAAGTAAATAGTGCTTTCCCATCATCCCTTCTTTTTAGTTTTTTGAGACCCCCATAGTTTTGGATTTACTGTTCCATCAGTCCATTTAATATCAATAGGGGATCCTTTCCCATAATTATCATAGTAGTGATCGAAGATAGACACTTTAGATGATGCTTTTACGACATCATAAGAAACGTTATCCTCATTCAAATATGTAACAAGATAAGAATCTAGGGGAAGACTCTTATCCTTTGCAGTGACTGGATCACAATTCTTATGAATGATTTTCAATCTTCATCCCCCCAAACAATCTCGGGGAAAGCATCTTGAACTACTGCTTTAGTGATTTTATATCTTTTATGAACTTGCTTATCTTTAGTTAAACAAAGAAGTTCTGCTTCAGAACTATGAAGAGATTCACACAACTGAATAAAAAGAACTTCTCGTTTTGTTTGATTGAGGTTATTAACTCCTTTCACAAAATGATTAAATTTCTGCCATTCATGAATCAATCTAGTGTGTTCTGTTCCAGCAGGAGCATCGTTTGCAGTATATGGAACTTCTCCAGCAGGAATTGCTGATTCAATTCTTGGGTCGAAGTTCCAAATTAAAACTGCCCTCAATGCTGGACTATCATAATGACGAAGAATTTCGATTTTCTCTTCTCTAGTTTTTGCGTTTGATGCTCTTTGAATAACTTCAGACACCAATTGATTTGGTGGTAACTTCATTCTTAAATCTCCATTAATTAATCTTCGTAATCTTCCTCTGGATCGACTTGCTCAAATCTAAAAGCAATGATTTCATCGGGATAAACATTTCCATCTGCATCAAATAATTCTGGATGCAGATTTTCAGGTCTTCTAGACCAAACATACTCTCTAAATACCCATCCACCTATCACTCCAATAGAGAGTGCTAGTATAACAAAAAGAACTGAAAAGACCAAGGTGATTGCTAACATTGTAATTCTCCTATACTACTTTTGCTTCCTTATATCAAAGGAAAAATTAAAGTAGATGGTAACTTCTCTATTAAAGAATGAGACCACCTTCTCAAAACAATATTGAAATGTTTTAGATTTACGGTTTTCTCTCCTTAATATTAATTCAACACCTCGATTGATTTGCGAGGAATCACCTTTATTTATAGAAGTCATCAAAGCATATTATTTTCCTTTAAGTATTTAACAGTATCAGAACAACCTCCAAGATGCTTATCTGCCAAAACTACTTGAGGGAAAGTAGATCCCTCCCCAAACTCTGCATAAAAATCTTCACGACTGAAGTGGGTATTTAAAACATACTCTGTGATCTGATAACCTTTATTTACACTCAAGGTATTGAGAACTTGAAGTACCTTAACACAATAAGGACAACCGTATTTTGAATAAACTGTAAAATTCATAAAATTAAGTATCGAAAAAGAACATTTGCCATAGTCTAGAATTTTCCATTACTGTTCCAAAATATTCAGAAGCAGAATGAATATTGCTTGCATCAAAAATTACTAGACGGTTATAAACATTTCCAAGAACATCCACTGGTTCGAATGGTGTTCCATCTAGATGAGGATCTCCTGGAATGTCTTTCCAGGCAGCATCCCACCCTTCATCATAATAACTTCTTGCTCTAGTTTTCTTATGAGCATATAGAGTAGTTCCACATTGATATGGGGCATCAGGAGTCAAGTATAGCATACCTCCCCACTTTTGACTATCGCAGTGCCAAACTAAAGGTTCTCCTGCATGAGCATTTTGAAACCTTCCATTCATACCGTGACTTTCCCATTCTGTAATTTTCATTCCAATAATTTCCTCAAATTTTTCTTTGAGACCTGGAAATAAAAATTGCTTTTCTGTCCTACGTCCAATGAATCCTCTACCGAATCCACCTTCAACATATTCTTGTTTCAATGCAAATTCTCTTACTGCATCAGGATTTTCGTAGAAGTTATCTACAGACCAAACAGTATTTTTGCCCTTTGATATTATTGGAATGAAAGATTTTTCTTGTTGGACCATATGTCCAAGCATATAATCATCAATTTTTTTGACAGAATTATCAACGTTCTTAATAAGATCGATTCTTGTTCTTGAAACTAAATCTGGATGAACCCACCAATCCTCAAACGAACTCCAACTAGTTGGAGAAACATTAGTAATAACCAATTCATATCCTTTTGATTTTAAATATTCCCTTGATTTATCACGATATGTTCTTGAAATATCAACATAATAATCGTGCTCATAAGTAATGACGGCAAACTTATATTCATCGAATGGCATTGATTCCAAAAGTCTATAAGTAGATTCTGATGGTTCACAATCTAACTGAAGGTAATCAATACACTTAGAATCAAAATTACTTCTTAATAATTCTCTAAAATTGACAGTGTGTGCATCTTGACATATGACTGGATTTTTTCTATGAGTTGAATGTAGATCACATAAGTATTTGTTATATTCAATTCCAACGCCTTTCCAATCAAATTGAGACTCAAGTAAGTATGTATTGTTTAACCAAAAAGGATCCCCACTACCAATTTCTAAATACGTTCCATTTCTTTTCCCATTATGCATAAAAAGAGTAAACATATCTTGATATACTTGAGAATAGTTTTCATCTATTTTTTCAGAATCATTAAATTTGAATTTTAATTTTTGAAAATGATCGTCTTTTCTATATTGCCGGAATACAATTTCCTTTGATCCCGAACCAAGTCTGGTTATATTTTCCACAACAATATCATAATATTTTTTTTCCATTTGATAGTTATCAATCAAATCTTGAAATAGAATTCTTGCTTCTTGACCTTTACCCCACCAATATCCACAGACTGCTTTTTGAAAAATTAAACCATATTTCCCAGGATAATTAATATCATCTGGCAAAGAAGCAGAATTAAAATCGCAGCAGTCTAATCCAATTGAAGCATAAATGTAAGATTCTTGCCAATTTTCTTGATTTTCATAAAATTTAGAAAGTAGAAAATATGCTTCTGGTCTTTTTGGTAAAAATGAAATAGCATTTTGTAATAAAATTTTTGCCGAATGATCTCGGGAACCCTGTAAGTTATAACAATAATATCCTTTAATCAATGAAGTATATGCCAATAAATCATCTTCTGATCTTTCAGATGCCCTCAAATAATATGTAAGTGCTGGAGCAGTATGACCTTGTTTATCATACCATTTGGCAAGATTGTAATTCTTTTGAGCATTTTCTGTATCTAATGAAAATTCTATCAATTCATTGGATACATTGTTTATTTTAGATTTAACAGAATATACCCAACAATCTTCAGTAAAATATAATTCATTAACATTTAAAGTTTCGTTAACTGCTTGTTTAACTCCAGGAAAGAAATCATGGGAGTTTACATAATAATCATGTCCGGCTAAAACTCCTCCTTGCTTTACTTTAGGCAACCAAGCAATGATGTCATTTTTAACATCCTGATATTCATGTGAAGCATCAATAAAAACAAAATCTAAAGAATTATCTTCAAATTGTTTTGCTGCATTGAGAGAGGTCATTCTCATCGGAATATAATAATCCTTTAATGACTTCATATTATCAGTAAAAGTATCATACAATGTATGAAGATCATCTCTTCCTTGATGATCTGGACCACCTTCCCAAGTATCAACACAATAAAAGTCAATATCTTTGTTTGAATTAGCAATTTCTACTGCCATAAAAGCAGACGATTTACCTTTCCAAGAACCGACTTCAACAAATTTAGAGTTGGATGAAAACTTTTCAACAATAGTTTTGTATAAATTTGAATAAGTAAACCAGTTCTCACCAAATTGTGGTTGTTCATATATGTGATTGATTTTTGTAGTGTTCATAATTTCACCAATAGATAAATTTCTTCCCGTTTTTTTCCACCAATTTAATACATTATTATGAGATTTTAGATGACAATCAATATTATGTAAAAATTCTGAATTATCATATGTCGATTTTGTATTGTAAAAATCTTCTACAAATAATGGAAAGCAATAAATTTCAGAATTTTCGTTTAAAAATAATACATTTTCCGCAACCGGAATAAAGTCAGTGTTTAGATTAAATTCATCATTAAAATAGTATGAATCTAATAAATGCTTTATATAAGTTCTTTTTACCAAATATGCCGCAATACACCAATCACTTCCCCTTCTTTTCTCAAACATATAATTATCATCACTATATTCTCTTATTATAGTTAATTGAACTCCACTCCAATCCTTGGGAAGATTTTTATAAAAATCTTCCCAAGTAAAGTTCCAATATTCAATTGTTTCTAATGATAAGTCATCTTCAGCAATAAAAAAGTATTCATCATCATAAGTTTCATATAATTCTTTTAGTAAGTAAAGGTGAGAAGTAACTGGACCTTTTGCATGATCTGCTAACAAATGTACATTAGGTCCGACAAGATTATAGTTATATTCTTCAAATCTTTTGAATAAATGTGGAACATAATTTGTGATATTGTATTTCTGAAACCAATTTTCTAAATTACTTCTCCTGTCAACAGTTTCTACCAAACTAATATAATGGATTGTTGGAAGATCAATTAATTTATTCATTGATAAAACTTTCCACTAATGATTTAGATACTTTGAGAATATATGATGCGTTATCTTGAACACCAAAAGTAATGAGTAAATTATTATTATGTTCCACCATTCCACAACAAAATTCAATTTTTGCATTCATAAATGAAAATAATTTAGAAATTTTTTGTAACTTAAAATTTCTATCCCAATAAACAAATCGATGCCTATAAGTTGCATCCTTTTTATTTTGTTCGGATTGATAAAGATCAGTTTCGTGACTTAGAGTTAAATAACCATCATTGAATGGAATGACTTGAGACCCACCCCTCAAATCATTTTTCATAGAAACGTAAGGTGATGTCTCAAATACTTCTGTTTCTTTTCCAGATACATCAAACTTCATTAATGCAGTAGGATTTGTCCACTTTAATAGATGAAATGGTTTATCCAAAATAGGAGTGCAGTTTTTCATGCAGTACTCCTTATCTGGAGGAGGACCAGGAATACGATATCTTGAGACTTCTCTAACTTCCGAACCATCAAAAACTATTTCAGAAAGTTCCATTCTTCCAGTTCCTATGGTATCCAAATCTCTTCGAACACCACAAACATAAATCTTATTGTTCCATTGAACTAATCTACAATCTTCCAATCCAACAAAATCCCATTGTGGTTGGTAAGTGTCAAATTTAGATGTGTCTATTTTAGTATAATGTACAATATCTAAATCTTCATTAAGTTCTGCGATATAATTTGTTGTCCTAAGATGCATATCATTTTCTGGATGAACATATGATAATGGTCCCCAAATATGTTCAAACCTATTAAGTTCAGAATGATATAGTGTATAATTTACGTTCCTTATATTGACAATTATTTTGTTATTAATAACAAGAACTGATGGATTTGTTAATGATGGTCCACTTAGATCTTGATGATTTATTAATAATGGTTTTATTATTCCACCATTATGTAAACATTCTTCTACAAATTTCATACTATTTTATAGTCATCCTAGTATATATTATACGATAAAAGGTTCTTGTTGTGTATCAGGTAATTTAATCTGTGGTAATCTATTGCCACAATAATCATCAAATTTTTCTGTCGGCACATCATGCACAATAACTAATTCATTAGTAGGAAGTGCCTTAGGAATTTCTATATCAACAACAGGACCCATCAGGAACTTATTTTTTGTAATAGTTCTATTCTGAGGATCAAATGAAACCACCAACAAAGCATCTTCCTCTTCACCACAATCAGCAATTTTTTTACCTGTTTTGGTTTCAATTACTGAAAAATATTCCTGATTATACTTTTTCATTTTTAGAAGTCTTTTGACTATTATAGGTCACTTGAGGTTTTCTGTAAAGACCAGGCCAAGTATCCCTAATAATCTCTGCAAGTTTGTAAGGAGTTTCTGATGCAATCATAGGTCTTGTGTAATCGACATTATAAACATAAAAAGTCCAAAGAGTATGAAACTTATAAGGATGAAGAACATAAAAAAAGGAGTTCCAAAGAACTCCTCTATTTATTTTTTAAGTTTTAACTCAACCAATTGCAGGTGCAGTGAGAGCAACAGGAGTGCTATCAGCAGCAGCAAGGTCAAGTGGGAAGTTGTGAGCGTTGCGCTCGTGCATCACTTCCATACCCAGACCACCACGATTCAGAATATCTGCCCAAGTATTAATTACATGACCTTGGCTATCTTGGATTGACTGATTGAAGTTGAAACCATTCAGGTTGAATGCCATCGTGCTAACTCCAAGAGCAGTGAACCAAATACCAACAACAGGCCAAGCAGCCAAAAAGAAATGTAGAGAGCGAGAGTTGTTGAAGGACGCATATTGGAAAATCAAACGACCAAAGTAACCATGGGCAGCAACAATGTTATAAGTCTCTTCTTCTTGACCAAACTTATAACCATAGTTCTGTGACTCATTTTCAGTGGTTTCACGAACCAGTGAAGAAGTAACCAGAGAACCATGCATAGCAGAGAACAGTGAACCACCAAAGACACCAGC